TGTTAATAAAAGCTTTACCACCTTTTTTACCATCCGATCTTACATTTCCATCAGGCTCATAAGAACCATAGGCTCTTTCTAATCCTGAAAATATTTCTATAAATTTTTCTACGTTCATAACACCCTTTAAAAATAAAAGAGGGCCCCGCTCGGAAAGGAGCCCCCTCTTCGCTACCTAAAACGGAACAGCTTCTTCCGTCGTAGTCGCATTGCCTTCTCCTCTTTCCTGTGATACTTTAGCCTCACCCTTAGAAACGGTTTCAGCAAAAGTTTTCGCAGAATTAAAGATTGCAATGTCCTTTTCATTACCTTGATCGAGTAATCGATCGAAAGCAAAATCAAAAGAGTGCCATGTTCCTTTGTCGTTTTTCTGTTTTGTTGTGGTAACTTTAAAGATACCAGAAAACATTGGCCACGCAGAAGGGATCACGGAACGAATAAGAGAATTAAATTTCTTACTTCGTTTATACCCTGTTGATTTGAGTGTGATAACACAAGGTGCACCTAACATTCCTGAAGATGCCTCGTTGTCATTTAGAACATAGAGAAAATGATTAGCACATGTTTCAATGTAGTTACCATTCTCCAGTCTATCTTTATTCATATTGTCTCTCGTTGTTTGTGAGAGAATATCTGAAGTTGCGGGATAGACATTAACAGGTGCATTAGATCCTGTACCGATGTTAGACCATTCAACATATTCTCTTGCGAAGCCACAAGGGATTACACGAATGCCAGTTTCACCACTGTACAATTCTTCTGTCACGCTGTTGTATATCATGCCAGCCTTTGCTCCAGGAACAGTCTCATCCTGTACCTCTGGAGATAATGCCATCAAAGCTTTAAGCCTTGGTGTAGCGTAGTCTTGTGTATCAATAGTATCAAAACCCATTGATCCAAAGTTTTCAAAAGGGATAACCTGTGCTACCTCTTTTGTTTCTTTCTTAGTCGTCATAGCATTCTTCGCCATAATTTCCTCTTTCAGTTTTCAAGTTTCACTATGTAATTTTCACTTTGTTGGTTACATAGACACCAAATTTGTCTTGGGGCAAATCAACACCTTTTTGTATTTGCTCCTTAACAAAAGCTTTTAAGGTAGAGGCATGAACACCGCTCTTCTGTATTGGAGCTTGCCCTTCATCGCGCAATCTCTGATACAAATCAGTAGCATTGTCTTCTTCTCCTCTTCCAAAGGTCACGACAATATCATTTTTAATTATATCGTCAAACCCATTTTCTCTTAACCATGCAAACGCATCGGATTTATTGTCTTCACTTATGTGTGCCTTATACACTTCTTCTACAGAAACTTTTGTTCCTGTTGTAAGTGTGACAGACTTCATATTCAATTCCTCTAGCAATGTTGGAATAGATTCATTTTCTAATTTGAATTGATCTTCTTCCAAAGCTTTTAGTTTTGCTTTCGCTGTCTTTATATCTTCACGTACTTCTTCAAGGTCTTCACAACGCTCTCCTAAAGTTCGTAATCGATCATCGCCTGACTGTTTAAAGTCATCGATATTTTTTTTAGTTTCTTCAAATAATGACATATAGCTTTCTCCTATATTTATTTAGTTGATGTCTATCTCCACGGGATAATATTTTTTTACCATGCGGTCCCACTTCAAGAGTTTATATTTTCCTCTATTCATTTTAGACGCCACCGATGCTACCACAGCAATGATGGATGGATCACCTAGACATAATATATAGTCATTGTCAGAAAAGTTCTCTAACTTTTTTTTAAGCGAAAAAAGAACAGGCTTAGCACTGATGATTAATTGATCTTTTCTTGGCAATAACTCTTGGAAATCCCCAAAGCGAAGAGCATCTGTCATATCTACTCCTGGTTTTTCTTGTACTACATAAACTGTCATAAGCTTTCTCCTTCTCCATTTAGTCCTTGCAAAAAAATAAATCAAGCATTAAATGCATACTTAGAAAGAAAAATTACTAACTAGAGGAGAAAACTATGGATTATCCATTTAAAACTGTGCCGTATGCACATCAAAAAACTGCATTAGAAAAGTCATGGGAGAAAGAATCCTATGGTTTATTCATGGAAATGGGGACAGGTAAGTCGAAAGTTCTCATTGATAATATGTCTATGTTGTATGATCAAGGTCATATTAATGGTGCTCTTATTATTGCACCGAAGGGTGTGTATCGTAACTGGGAGAAACAAGAGATACCTAATCATTTGCCCGATCACGTTGAACCTTATGTTGTATCATGGACACCTACTCCTAATAAGACAGAGAAAGAATTGTTAGAGAGTATTATAAAGGACCCGAAGGATCTAACGCTCGACATATTATTAATGAATGTTGAAGCGCTTCGTACGACTAAAGGTGCACGGTTCGCGGAACGCTTTCTAAATGGTCATCGTGCATTGATGGCGGTAGATGAAAGCACCACGATAAAAAATCCAAAAGCACAACAAACAAAAAATATTTTAAAGCTTGGTACACTTGCGAAGTTTAAAAGAATTCTAACAGGATCTCCTGTTACAAAAGATCCGATTGATTTATTTTCACAATGTGAATTTCTTGATCCGGCGATCTTAGGATTTTCTTCTTACTATAGTTTTAAAAGTAGATACTGCATTCAAGTAAAAACAAATGTTGGTACACACATTTTTAATAAAGTTGTTGGTTACCGAAACTTGGGTGAGCTTAGTGGATTGTTAGAACCTTATTCCTATAGAGTATTGAAAGAAGATTGTTTAGATCTACCACCTAAAGTTTATACGAAGAGAGTTGTTGAATTATCAGATGAACAAAAGAAAGCGTATTCAACAATGAAAGAGTTTGCTTTAGCAGAACTTGAGAAGGGTGGTTTGGTTACGGCGCCTACTGTAATGACACAATTATTACGACTACATCAAATTAGTTGCGGACATCTTACAGGAGAAGACGGAGAAATCCAGACATTTAAAAATAATCGTATAAAAGAATTAATGAATATACTTGCTGAAACAGATGGAAAAGTTATTATATGGGCTAACTATCGACAAGATATTCGTAACATCAGACAGGAGATAGAAAAGGAATACGGGGTCGATAGTGTATCAACTTATTTTGGTGACACACCAGATAAGGAGAGGCAAGAGATTGTCAAGCGCTTTCAGGATCCAGACAATTCCTTGCGATTTTTTGTAGGTAATCAACAGACCGCCGGCTACGGCTTGACGTTGACTGCCGCAAGCACTGTTGTTTATTATTCTAACAACTACGATTTAGAAAAAAGAATTCAATCAGAAGATAGAGCGCATCGTATTGGTCAGACCAAGAGCGTTACTTACATTGATTTAATGACAGAGAAGACTGTCGATGAAAAGATTGTTAAGAGTCTTCGTAATAAAATAGACATTGCCGCAAAAGTTTTAGGCGAAGAATTAAAGGAGTGGTTGACTTAATAAAATAAATTCTTATATTGTCTTTTATATTAAGGAGAAAGCTATGGAAGATAGATTAGTTACTTTTTATAAACACACGGTCTTTTGGCCAGAAAGGAAAATTATGAACACGGATAAATATAAGTCTGTAACAGTTCCACTTAATACGTGGAAAGATCTTAAGAAGTTAGCAGATAAAGATTTACGTTCCATCAGTAATCAGATTGTATGGTTAGTAAATAAACATAAGGAGAAGAAAAATGGGTAGTGTAAAAAACTGGCTTATGGATATGGAGCAAGATGCTGCAGAAATGACGTCTCAAGAATTCGTTGATAAACATGGTGGTGATAACATTGATGTTTGGGTACGCGTTCAATGGGATTTAGGAAACGAGATAGGCGAGGAACATTACCTCGCTATATCCAAACCAGAGGGGTCCGCATGATGTTTGATTTTTGGCACTTATTAACTATCGGTATTTCTTGGGGTATCGTTTTTTATCTAGGTCGTTGGTGGCAAGGTAGAGAAGATGAAATAGAAATGTTGAAACTGCGTGGGTATTATGAAAAAAGAATGCGTTCGCAAGAAGAGAGAGCGAGGCTTCAGTGATTTGTGAAGACATATTATTAGAAGCAAAAGAATTAGTCGCGGGTGATCGTCATGAAGACTACGGTGATAAACTTGTGAATCATACTCGCATTGCTGATTTATGGTCCACGTATCTCGAGACGCCTGTTCGTCCTGATCAAGTTGCTATTATGATGGGCTTAGTAAAGATCGCAAGAAGTATGCATGCAACGAAACATGATAGCTATGTTGATTTGGCGGCGTACTCTGCGATTGCAGGGGAAATCGTTAAACGCCGTGAATAAATGGCTTGCGATGATTATCATTACGGGGATGTTAATTTACTTTTCCCCGTTCTGGAGTTTCATGCGAACTTGTCCAGGGGATGATGATTATTGTATTTGGTTGTATTATGAGATAAAACAAGAAGACTCATGGTTACGCCGTGTGTTAATTAAACTGGGAGAATAGAAAGATGACTAAATGTGAAAAGAAATTACGCAAGTTAAAAGCATCATTGAAGGCGCTTCGCGAACCACGGAACGGTCGAGAAGTAGCCACTAGATTACAATGGGAAAGACTGCATAGAATTATAATAAGGAGGTACGAATGAGAAGTGGAATTGAAAAAAAATATACAGACAGAGAATTAGACTTAATTGAAAAACTAAAAGAAAAATATTCTTACTCGCAGATAGGCACTATCTTTGGCCGTAGTAAGAATTCTGTACTAGGAGCTGTTTATAGACGTAGATTAAAACAAGGTCATCAAGCTGTTAAGGATCCAAAACCAAAAAGGAGAAGACATGAAAAGATTACAAAGTATTACGACACGCATCAAAAGAGTTGGTAATGATATGTCACAACTGCAAAGGAAATGGATATGTCAGGTTATCATTTGAAGCAGAGCAATCAATTGAGCAGTGTAAGGTTTGTCACTCACAAGGGGAAATCAATGAAGATAATTACTACCACCAAACATGGACCGAAGGTGAGAACGATGCCGTTGCATACTACTACGGACCACCGCTTGACCCAGAATGTTTCAAAAACTACACGATTTCGGATGAGTAAACCAGTTATAGAGTTTAAGGGTGAACCACCCTTTTAGAGTCGGGATAGAACCTACCTTTACAGGCAATGGAAAGTGTCTGGCTTAATCGTGAGGTGAAGGCGTAAGTGGTTCGGGCGGTTCGACTCCCAATATTCATATATTTGGCCCGTTAAATCACTAACTTTCCGCTCCTGTGCCCCGCATTTGTTCAGTTGCGGGGCTTTACATATCTTTTAAAACATCATATAATATTGCACCGAAAAGGAGGTAGTCATGATACTGCCTAATAGTCCTGTAAAAAGGATACATGAATGCACAAAATGTGGCATGATTACGGTGACGTTTTGGAATCCTCATTATGATAGGACCTATACTCGTGAGGAATGGAACACGGTTCGCGGTCAAGGGTTTGAAGCTCTCCGAAAAATTTTAGCACCAGTAACGGAAGATCCTAAGTTTTTCTTAGACTAAGCCTCTCTTGCTTTTTTCGTTCTTTTGAATGAACGGTTCTTGGATGGCTTGGAATGTTTGAGATTACTTTTTTTATTGTTCATGGGATTCGAATCACGGTGCGAAACGTCATAACCTTTTTTATCGCCTAATTTTCTACGGGCCTTGTTTCTGGAGGACCTTCTTTTACGTTCACTTGGCTTGGAATGGTAGTTTTTGTACTCTTTTTTATAATTTCGCATGGTGTATAGTAACACATATAGAAGAAATTAAAAGTTAGTAGTACAATTTTTATCCTTCAACTCTGAAACTCAACGTACTAACGTACTTTGACTAATTAATCTTTATAATACAATGATTTACTTAGTACCTTCATAGTACGTTTTAGTTCTCTCAGGAGTTACTAAATTTTTTAATAGAATTAACTTTTGATATCTTCTATATATAGGCGTATGACTAAACGCTTAACGTTAAAACAACTTAGATTTGTTAATGAATACGTTTCAAACGATGGACAAATTACAGCCACAGAGGCGGCAAAACGTGCAGGATACGGGGAAAGCAGAGCAACTGTAACAGCATCTGAATTATTAAATCCTCAGAAACATCCCGAGGTAGTTAGATACATCGATGAGATGAAAAAAGAAATGCAACACAAAACTGCCGTTACTTATGACAGGCACGTCAGTAGATTAGATGAACTGTCCAGAAAAGCAGAAGAAAAAAATGCTTGGAGTGCAGCCGTTCAAGCTGAAAAGAATCGAGGTCAAGCAGCAGGATTTTACAATCATGCACAAAACATTCATGTGGTTAATTCTATTGATTCAATGAGCTTAGACCAAGTACAGTCTAGATTAAAAGATATACGCAAACTGTACGGAGATATTATTGACGCTGACTTTACAGAAGTAAAAGAAATAGAGCAAAAAAAAGAGGGCTAATCGCCCTCTTCCTCATCAATTAGATTAACAATAGCTTGGAACTCTTCACGAGCATCTGCACTATCCCAATCATACCTTGCATTGATTAAACACCACTTTCTTATTTTTTCTAGCTTTTGATTAGCTAGATCATCTGGATTATCTCTCATCTTACCTCCTCTAAAACATCTAAAATTAACCATTCAAGAATTTTATTTTGTTCGTGGTCATATCTTACATAGCCATTCTTTATTAACGCTTTTCTAATTTCATAAGCTAATTCTGTATTACTCATTCATCCTCCAATATATCGTAAGGGTCACTTGTTAGACCCATTTTAACTTTGTTTACATAGCAATCATCACATAAAAAATTGCCGTCATCATCATGGTGATATTCATGTGTTAGTGTATCACATTCATCACAATTATCTGACTGGCAATCAACACATAAATAACCATTATACTCATCATTTTCCGCAGGAATTCTATTAACAAACCTCCCACTACCGAACTGGGTGTCCTCATGACACCCAATGCAGTTATGACCTATATCAATCGTCATCTCCCCTCCTATTAAAGTTTCTTATTTGTTTTGAAGTTAGTTTATTAAAACGATTTTCTTCATGAAACTGCCCTGTGTTGTGTTTATCAATACAGGTTATGCTCACAGCCCCACCATTAAATTTTTGTGACAAGTATTCGTCAGCGAATATTTCACAACCTTTTTTAATATCAGTTAAAACATTATTATTTTTATCGTATTCAGTTTCAACATCTAAAATAAATCTAGCCATGTTACCTCCTCCATTTATCTTCTGCTTTGATTACATCTTTTCTACTGTACCCATAACCAATGACACCTATATGCTCATTGTCTAGGATATTTCTCCATATTAAACTTGGCTGTGGTTTAATCACACCAAACTTACACAGGATGTATCTAATTATTTTTTTCATATCAAAACTCCTTGTTTAGTTTTTCAACTATGTGTTTCGGCAAAATGTTTTGAGGTTCTTCGTAACCATCAAACTCATATTCCTTGCCGTCTTTATCTACTATTCGGAAAATCATATAATTATGTATTCCCCAAGAGTCACACTCAACTTCCTTACAGCCTATGCCGTGAAGAAATTCTTCAACTAAATGCGTGCCGTTCCACTCA